AACCCGTAATTCGAAAACGAATCAGAACTTTGGTGCCACCACCAGATTGGGATCTGTTGAAGAAGGCAGAGACCGAAGAACAGATGTTACATGCATTTGAAGAGTGTGAGACGTTTGTACACTATGAGGTCACAGAACGCGAGTACCTACACTCGATGAAAAAGTGGATACGTGACTTTAGTGGTTGGGGTATAAAAAACGTCACTGCATTACCAGACGTGTATCTGTTGGGTGTTGCGAAACACGGATGGAAGGCCATTCGACTAGGGTTCATGCCAAACAAATATGCAGAGAGTCTAAGAGAGATTCTGGTACCCCTGTATGAAAAGGTAGAAATGATTCGTGATCGTATGAACTACGAACCACCGATTCACCCATCGATTCAGAATTTAGATGATGACCACAAGTTGCATCCCGAAAAGGTCAAACAGTGGATTGCTGCGTGGAAAGATCAGAAAGATTTCATATCTAAACAGTACGTCAAACACATGCAAGTTTATCTCCGGTCTGGAGTGTGGTTAGATGACCAATACGGTTTGAATCGTGATAAGGTAGCAACACCATACTCAATTGCCCTTGCGTATGACAAGGACGGTCTCGTGAAACGAACCAAAGGTGTATTCTATCCAGATCTGGGACGCGTATGGAAAGGTTAAACGAAGAGTTAGAACTAAAAGATGTGGTGATGACAAAAAAGAGATTTCAGGGGATGGTCGAACAGACCGTTAACGATCTGTCTTTGAATTACCTTGACGCAATTCTGTACCTGTGTGAAAAGTACAAACTCGAAGTTGAAGATGCACGTAAATTTATTAGTCCAGTGATCAAAGACAAACTCGAAGCAGACGCAAAACGATTGCGGTACATTCATAGTGGAGATTCGGTTCTACCGATTGAATGATATGAGTTATTTTTTTACTAGCGAAAGTGTAAGTGATGGACATCCAGATAAGGTCGCAGACCAGATATCGGATGCTGTCGCGACGTATCTTATTGATAAGAACCCAAAGAACCGTGCAGCAATTGAGACGATGGTCACTACCAACTCTGTGACACTTGCGGGTGAGTATAAGTCTGACGTTGACATGGACCACCTTCGAATGATTATTGCGAATACCATCGCTAAGATTGGTTACGAACAGGAAGGGTTTGACTGGCGCACATTTAGTTTTGAGAATAAACTACATGGTCAGTCCGCAGATATTGCACTCGGCACCGATGACTTTGGTGCGGGTGATCAAGGATTGATGTTCGGGTACGCGTGTCGTGAGACTGACAATTACATGCCTCTTGCGATATCACTGAGCCATCGTATACTTCAAAGGTTACGTGAGAAGACTGACTTAGGTCCAGACATGAAGTCTCAGGTCACCGTGGAGTATGCGGACATAGGTACACCGGTTCGAGTGGAGAAAGTAGTTTGTAGTGTTCAACATCCAGAAGACATGTCCATCGAGACTGTCCGGTCAATTGTCAGTGCACAGATTGGAATTGAACTAGACGATTGGGTCGATGAGAAGACTCAGTTTTTGATTAACCCGACTGGTCGATTTGTAATCGGTGGACCAGACGGTGATGCTGGTGTAACAGGACGTAAGATCATTGTTGACACGTATGGTGGTTACTGTCCACATGGTGGTGGTGCATTTTCAGGTAAGGACTGCACCAAGGTCGACCGCAGTGCCGCATACATGGCACGATACCTTGCAAAGAACATAATCGACATGTATCTGTTGGATAATTGCACCGTACAACTAAGTTATGCGATTGGTGTAACAGAACCCACAAGTTTCTATGTCTATGCTGACGGTGACGTGCGATCAGACATCGCACAATCTATTTTAAGTAAAGTTGATCTCACACCCAAGGGTATTATTGATCGATTTGATCTGTTTAATTTGAATCTGACTACTACCACAAACTTTGGACACTTTGGTAGAGATGATCTACCGTGGGAGAAATTGGATCTCAGTTGAAAAACGCAGAGCGTTACTTACCTATGGTGATAACAATGCCGCACCACCAATCGAACTGCCTGATACTAAGTTGTTTCAGACAGAGCGAGGATCACTCGCACGTAATTATTTCGAGAACAAACTAGAGTTACTGAATCAAGAATATCAGAACCTAGTGGAACTATCTAAGTTGAATGAATACCTATACAATGCATCGTACAACTTTGTCCCCCGTGTTGGGGTGACATACCATCTTTACCTTGTCGAAGGTAAACCGATCATAAGTCTAATTGAACCACACCAGTGGGACAAGGAACACTTAGGGTCGTATGTATATACTGCTGATTCTGTTTGGAAACCTCTTGAAAACTCCAAATAATTTTGGTACTATATACTATGTCACGTATACAGTGGCAACAAACAAACTAGAAACTATACAGAGGAAACTCATATGTCTTTTGCAAATCTAAAACGCAACCGTAACAACATCGCTGACTTGGTTGCAGCAGCAACACCCGAAACTAAAACTGATAAGTCGTCATACGTCGATGAACGCCAGTGGAAACCCACGGTGGACAAGGCGGGTAACGGTTATGCAGTTATTCGATTCCTACCAGAACGTGACGGTCAAGTACCTTTTGTTCGTTATTGGGATCACGGGTTCAAGGGACCAACTGGTCAGTGGTACATCGAGAAGTCTCTCACATCTATCGGTCAACAAGATCCTGTCTCAGAGATGAACAGTGAACTCTGGGCGACTGAGACGGATGACAATCGTGCACTAGTACGTGAACGTAAGCGTCGTCTGCACTATGTTGCGAACATTCTTGTTGAGTCTGATCCAGCAAATCCACAGAACGAAGGTAAGGTATTCCTTTACACGTTCGGTAAGAAGATCTTTGACAAGGTCATGGACATGATGCAACCACAGTTCCAAGATGAGGAACCAGTAAACCCATTTGACTTCTGGGAAGGTGCATCGTTCAAGTTGAAGATTCGTAATGTTGAGGGTTATCGTAACTACGATAAGTCTGAGTTCGCGTCACCATCTGAACTGCGTGACAACGATGAGGAACTCGAAGAGATCTACAACTCAATGTATGATCTGACTGAGTTCACTGATCCTTCGAACTACAAGACTTATGATGAGTTGAAGGCTCGTCTTCAGATGGTTCTTGGTGAGAGGTCTGCACCTGTGACTGCTCGTCAACAAGTTGAACTGGAGACGGTACGTGAACCTGCGCCAATGCAGCAAACGTCTGCCCCAGAGCCTCGATCGAGTTCCACAGATGACGATGAAGACACGATGTCATTCTTCGCCAAACTGGCAAACGAGGACTAACCACCTGCGTAAGCACTCGCTCTTGTGCGGTTATTGTTTGTCGGTGATCGCATAGGAGTCGGTGCAGATGTAGTGTTACTAACGTTACTTTGCTGACTAGAATTCACAGAGTTGTCCTGAATCACTATTGGGGCACTCTGTGAATTTGCAGTATTCTCAACACTCTGGTTTGCAATTTGATTCGTCACCGCATTTTCATTTGTTACTCTCTGAATTGTATCACCCGATCTAACAGTCCCGTCAGGGATTTCCATTCCCCTTTTCATTCTTTCTTCGTTACGATCCATTCTTGCGACTTGTCTTTCATACGCATTCATGCCCTCGTATCTTCCCTCAGATGGCACTTCACCACCGACGCCACCTTCAGACGGTTCGTCTGGTTTTGTCGGGGTTGGTAGACCTACGTATTCATAGACTGCATCTGGTATCGGATTTAGGTTTACTGTTCCGCCACCAAACTGAGTGAATCCAAGATCGACTTCGGGTAATTCAAACTTCAAAAAATCAGGTGATGGTAATACGATACCAATCATGGATTTGAACGCACCTTCAAAATCACCCGAAAAGAGTTTCGAATATGCGTCTTGTAGTGGTGCTGTAAAATCATCTAATAGTTGTAGGAGTAGACCGACTGTGTTATCAAAGATACTACCCACAAAGTCCTGCACTACCGTTACAATATCAAAGGAGTCAAGTATAGATTCGAATTGATCGAAACCTAATTTACCAGCAACCCACGAAACTGCATCCTTGAGTAGTTCTATTGGAAACAACACAAAGTTTATAATACCGTCCATCACACCTTTGAAGGCGGCTCCCATTGTTGCAAAAGCACCAGCACCTTCTTCTAGTTCTGATACTTGATCTTTAATTCCACCAATAATATCCAGTGCAAGAAATAACGGTGCGGCAACTCTACCCAACAATTTACCAATGTTGCCAAGCACTTTTACAATAGGGTTATTAGCAAGTCGAGAGAAGAAGTCGGTGATAGGTTTCATGAGGTCACTGACTTGACTCGTGATTCCACCTACACGCCCA